ACAGACCTTTTATACGCTAACCAAGGCGGTGTAGCTCACTATCCTCGTAGAAATGGTGGTATAATGCCAAGCGAAGGTTCTGGAACTAAAGATGACGTACCTGCAATGTTGACTGCTGGTGAGTTTGTTATGACCCGTGACGCCGTTAAAGGCGCAGGAAACGGAAACTTACAAAACGGTATAAACAAAATGTACGGCATGATGGATAACTTGGAAAGGAAAGCGTAATGGCTGATAGTGTAACAACCATACGGCAATTGCCAGCTTACATGCAGGAATACGATGAGGCGTTGCTTCAACGTATTTTTGGCGTTCCTGATGATGAAGGAGTTTTGACAGGTGGGATTATAGATGATCCTGATCTGTTTAATATTCCTGATTATGTTCAAGCAGGAAGAAACCCACTACAAGAATCCGTAGTTAATTCATTTGGAACTGAAGAACAACGTCAAGCATTTATGGATCGCTATCAGCCTTACTTTACTGACGAAAGTGGCATAGCAAGATACTTACCTCAAGCAAGTCAAGGCTTGGGAACTGGTGCGTCTACTATAGCTGATTCACTTGCTAATTACTTTCCAGAAGCTCAAGCATACTTACGTCAAGGCGTTGGTGGTATAGGTGCAAAGGAAATTTACGACACAGAAACAGCAGAAGCAAAAGTTAGAGCTGATCAAGCTACGCAATTATTTGACGCTCAACAACGTGCAAACGAACTTTTAAGCGATTCTCGTAGTGCAATAAAAGGTGGTTTAGGCCAATTTAATCCATCATCTGTTGATAAATTTATGAACCCTTACAAAGAACAAGTTCTTGATACAGCTTTGGCTAAAATAGATCGTCAAGCGGCACAAAGGCGTCAAGCTGATGCGGCGAACGCTATAAGCAAAGGTGCGTTTGGTGGTTCACGATCTGGTGTTCAAGCGGCAGAAACAGAAAGAGCCGTTGAAGAGGCAAGGCAAGGCACTATAGCTAATTTAATGTCTCAAGGATATGATAAGTCTTTAGCCGCAGCTCAAGCTTCTTATGAAAATGCCGCAAAGCGTGGCATTGCTGGTGGTCAGCAACTTGGCTCTTTATCTACAAGTCAGCTCGGCGCAGAAGCTAAATCATTCGAAGGCGCTGAAGGCAGAATGCTAAAAGCCGCTGATATGTATCGTAGTATGGGTCTATCTAGCGCACAAGCGCAAGCTCGTGCCGCAGAAGATGAGCGCAAACGAAACTTAGAAACTGGTCGATTAATGGGTGGCCTTGGTGCATCTACAGGTCAACTAGGTGGTGCGCAAGCTGACATAGGTAAAGCATATGGTCAATTGGCTGGAGCATCTGCTGATATTGGTCAAGTGTATGCTGGAATGGCACCTAAAGACTTAGGATTTATGTATGAAGTAGGCGGAAAAGAACAACAATACGATCAGCAAGCTCAAGACTTCTATCGTCAAAATCAGTTGGCGACTACACAGCAGGCTTTAGCTCCTTATAGTTACGCTCAAAACTATTTAACTGGCGCTCCATCTGCGTCAATGTATAGTCAATACTCACAAGGTCCTTCGACTGCTCCTAATCCTTTCCTACAAGGTGTTGGTATGTATGCAACCTACCAAGGTGCGAATAGATAAAAAGGTAAATACTATGGCTGAACCTACAGGCAACCAACTCGCCAATACACTAAAAACTTTATTTCAAACCGAAGGTCCAGAATCTGGTGGTACTTACTTTGAAATACCTTCTTATGAAAGTAACCCCGGCGGTAGGTTAGATATGTTTAAGCAAATTGGAGAAAAGTTTTCTCCAGTAATTAAACAGAACCCTAGCAAATCTGGAATATATCAAGGAATAGCTGATGATATTAAAAAAAGAACAGAAGGCGCTGATGGTTTAGGTATATTTTTAGACGATCCTTTTAAGTCTAGTGAGTTAGAATTTGCTAAACGAGAAATAATAAAAAATGCAGGATTAGAAGATTTAGCTAATTCAAACCTGTATCCTAAAGGCTCAGAAGGTATGTCTTTAACCAAAAAGAAAATACTAGAAGACCAAGCATCTGAAATAGAAAATATGCCGAACAATTCTGCGGCTTTTGATGAATCTGGACTTGATCAAATAGCTGCAACATTAGCTGAAGCTCAAAAGCCTAGTTTTTTTAATGCTGGTGATGCAATGGCGGCTGGTCAAGCTGGAGCAGAAAAAGCCTCGTTATTAGATAGCTCTACATCAAAGGGTCCAGATGATGGACTTAGAGGTGGATCAACCAAAAACATTGAGGAAGAAGCTTTTATCGCAGGTATGGAAGATTACATAAAAGCTGCTCGTGGTGAAAGTCCTACAGGACCTAAGAAAAAAACTATTGATCAATATAAAGAAGAATTTTCTAAAGCTACAGGCATTGACGTAAGTGGTAAAGTTGACAAGAGCCAAGCCCTCATGTCGTTTGGTTTAGCTTTAATGCAAAACAAAGCGGGTAAAGGTTTTAACTTAGGAAAAATGCTTTCTGGTATAGGTGTAGCGGGAGAGGCCGCAATGCCAGAACTTGCAGCAGCACGAAAAGAAGCAAAGCAAGCGTCTTTGTCTGCTGGTAAGTTTGCGTTAGAAATGCAATCATCTGATGAATCCAAGAGAAAAGCAGCCGCAGAAAAGGCAATGAATAGAACTCAATATTATGTTATGCCTAAAGGTGAAGGTGTTGGCGGTTTTATTAAAAATATGGATAAAGCAAAAAGTCAGCGTTTAAATGTGTTTGAACTAAACGCTTTAACTACAAATCCAGAATTTGATGAAAACTATGAAATAATATCTGCTTCAAGTTACACAGAGCTTGCAAAAAAAGCATTAGAAGTTCCTGAAGCTAAAGATTTGTTTGCTAAAACAAAAACAGATTTAAATTTATTAGGGAATGGTGCTGACCCAATGTTTACTCTTAGCATTTTTGATGTAAACCCTAATAATGAAAACGCTCCTGATTATGGAAAAATATCTGGAGGCGCCAAAGCGCATGAACCAATTTATAGAGCTTTAGCAACTTCATTAAAATCTTTAAATGCTGAAGATGCTAAATTAGCAAAGGCTGTTGCTCTTGCTGAAGGTGGTGCAGCTACTACTCCAGAAATGATATTAAACTGGGCAAAAGGTGTAGGAAATAAATTTGGCTTTGAAATTAAAGGTAATACTCCAACTGATCAGTTAAATTTCTTTTTAAATAAATTAGCTGTAGAAAATGCTGCTGAAATACTTGGAGAATCTGGAAAAACGCTTTCTGATGCTGATAGAGGATTAGTTAAAAGTCTAATTGGGCAATTAACAAAAATAGGTGGTGATAACCCTGATGAAATTGCAGCTAAACTCAGAGAGTTTAGAGAAAAAATTATTGTTAAAAAAAGAAATGATATTTTAAACGCATATAGAAACTTAGATGGATATGCGCGTCAAGACACTTCTGATCTTTGGGGTGATGGAGATTGGTCAGAATCAGACGAAGCAGAGTTAATAAAGCTTCGTAAGTCATACAGTAAGGAAAAGTAAATGGACAAGCAGCAAGAATTAACTTTTCTAAGAATGCTTGACCAAGGCGGTCTTAATAAACGGCAAGAACTAAATATTCTTAAAGCTTTAGATGGAAAAATTTCAGGCGATGATGCTATGAAATCTTTGTACTTTGAAAGTTTAAAGCCAGCTCAATCTTTTGAAGAAATGGTTGACTCAAATAGAGTGGACTCAAAAGTTGACTCTAATCAGTTTGACACTGAAACAGGCATTAAAGATTCAGCTTTAAGGCGTCAGTTAGCGGGCGCAGAAAATTATAAAGAAGAAGAAAATGTATTAGGTCGATATGGTTTTCAAGAAGGCGATTACATTCGTGATAGTCGTGGCAATCTTGCTTTAACACCACAAGGCGCTCTTTTATTAGATATTAAAACTGACAAGCCAATTATGATTGATGAAAGTGGCTTTAGTTTAGCTGACTTGCAAGATTTTGTTGGTGTTGCTGGTGAAGAAATAGTTGGTGGTGTTGCTGGTGCTATTGCTGGTCAAGCCGCAATTCCTATTCCTGTTCTTGGTGCAATGATTGGTGCTGGGATTGGTGCTGGTGGTGGTAAGTTCTTAGAAGAGGGCGTAGAAACGCTAAGAGGAACGCAAGAGCAAACACTTGGCGAAGTAACTAAAGATGCTGCTATTGAAGCAGCCATAGCCGCTGCTGGTGAAGGTATATTCGCAGGTGTAGCCAAAGGCTTTAACATGGCTGTTGGTCGTAGCGGAGTTGGCAAAAAGCTTTCACAAGGAGAAATAACAGAAGCCGCAGAAGCTATAGATGCGGGATACTTACCTTCTTTAAGCACTATTGGCGCAAACTCAATTATATCAAGACAACAAGCAATTAGTGAAAAAGTATTAGGTTCAACTAATAGATTGACTAATAACAACGCAAAAATTATGGAAGACTTGGCAGATTTAAGAGTTCTAGGAAGTGATGGAATTGTAGATGTGGTTCAAACCGCAGACGTACTAAGCAATGCTGTAAGAGCCGGTGATGACGCTCTTCTTAGAAAAGTTTCTAAAACATCTAATGGTCTACTGAGGCATATGGATGATATAGCTAATCAAATGGGTAAAGCCGCAGTTAAAGATGGCGAGTTAGATTCAGCAATACAAACTTCTTTTCAAAACGCATTTAAAGCTTTTGACGATACTGCAAGAATTAAGTATCAGAATATAAACAACCTTGTAGAAAGTGCTACAGGTGATGCTCAAATCTTTTCAACAAAAAATTTAGTCGCAGACGCGCAAAGAGAACTTGATAAATTAGTTGGCGCAAACTCTGGAAACTTAGGAAAAGTTAGTAACGCTTTAAATGACATTATTAACTTAGGTGATGATGCTTCGTTTGCACAAATATATAATGCTAGAAAATCATTAAATGATACATGGATGGGAAATTATGGCTCTGATAGCGTTAGAGCTTTAAAAGATAAATTTCTTGGAAAGTTAGACAACAGAATAAGTCCTAGAGGCCTTGGAAATGCTTTGCGTAGAGTTGAGGCTCAATCTCTTGGTGTTGCTGATAAAGAAGCAATGAAATTAGCTTCTAAAGAGTTAAAGAAAGCAAGTTCATTTTTTAAAGAAGGCATGGATAAGTTTGAGCTTGTTTCTCAAGCCGCAAGCATGAAAGAACTTTCAAGAGCCGTAAAAGGCGGATCAGATTTAAACCCAGCAGGTAAGTTTAAATCTTTAATTAGAGACGACAACGCAAAGCTTTTAAAAGACACACGAAAAGTTTTAGGTTCTGATGTTTATGAACCTATAAGAACTAGAGCTGCGGGTGAGTGGTTAAGAAGAACTTTAAATGAATCTGGAGTTGGAGAAGGTGCTAAAAGAAAATTTAGTGGCAGCGTATTTAAAAATAAATTAGATAAACTTGGCTCTACAGCCGATGAATTGTTCGGAAAAGAAGCAGCAGGAATAAAAAAACTTGCAGATCAATTAGATAATCTTTCTTTAACTAACATAAATCAAAGCGTAATTGACGATTTTGCAAAGGCTGGCGCTGATGATACAGGTATTGATTTATTAAAAAATGTTAAAAAAGCTGTAGATGAAGAAGCTTTATTTAAGAAAACTTCTGTAAACGCAAAAATACGCAGTGGCACTTTAAGCGCAGAGGAAGCAGCAGATTTAATTGCTAGTCCTGCTATGCGTGGTCCAGAAGTTAAAAAGTTAAAAGAATTCTTTAATGATGATCCTGCTCAAATAGAAAACCTAAGAAGTTATTATATGAGTAATCTTATAGGTGATTTTGAAGAAACATTTTTAACAAACAAAGATTCATTTAAGCTTTTAGCTAAAAGATTTGATGCAGCTAAAAAAACAGGCACATTAGATGAATTGTTTGGCGCAGATCAAGCTAAAGACATTTATAAATTTGGTAGAATTATGAGCGTTCTTGGTAAATCTGCTCAAGGTGGTGATCTTGTAGCGGCTAATATAGCGGCTAACCCTTTTCAAAATATAGGAAGAATTGGAAGATTTTTTTTAATAGGTAAAGTTCTTTCAAACGAAGCGATGTATAAATCGTTTGCGGCTAAATACGGAAAAGAAGCAGCAAAAGTTAAAACTCCTGAAGGCAAAATGCAAGTGTTCTTAAATGTAATGAACCAAACAATAAAATCTTTTGCAAAACAAACTGGAGCTAGAGAGTCTGTAAATGCTGTTTCTTCTGCAAGAGATAACGCTTCTAATTTAATAAGCGATCTTCAAGATCAAATTGTTTCTGAACCTACTACGACATCAGTAAGATCACAAGGCATACAAATACCAGAAATAACACCTTTAGATAGATCGTTTTACAATCCAGAAGCTGTTTCTCCTATGCAGACACCTTCAGTTAGAGAGCGCGCAAGACAAAGCCCTGCGGCGGCAGCTACTCTGTTAGGTGGTTTAGGTAATGCTGATCTTCTTTAGTCTTCTATAACGGAGACTGAAGACAAGCCACCTAGACCAACTGTTCCAAAACTATTTGGCGTTTGTCGCTTGGTATTGACACGAGCATTAATTTGTTCGAATGTTTCATCTATCATACGCGCAAGTTGTCGCCCAATAGCGCGATCTTCGCTTTCGGCAATGATAACCAGTTTATCGTATGCTTCAATAGAAACACCTACGGACTTATATTTTCCGGGGTTTGGCATGGAGGTTCCTTCCCATAAATGACTTTCCCTAATGTATATAATCCCAAGCGGCGTGGGTCAAGACCCAAATATGGAAATAAAAAAGTTACCATACAGGGTATTAAATTTGATTCTAAATGGGAAGGTGAGCGATACCTTTACTTAAAGTCACTAGAACGCGCAGGAACTATAAGAGATTTAGAGTTGCAGGTTCGATTTAACTTGATGGTTAATGACCAAAAGATATGTGCCTACATCGCTGATTTTTGCTACGAGCGAGAAGACAAAGACGGCGTATGGCATTACATTGTTGATGACGCTAAAGGCGTTGAAACGCCAGAATTTAAGCTGAAAAAGAAGCTTATGAAAGCCTGTTTAGGTATAGATATTCTATTGTCGAAAAAAACTGCTTGACACAAACCCATTCTATATGGTTATAGTTGGGACTCTAGTAACAAGCAGAAAGGATTCGACATGCAAAGTCGTGAATTATTCGAACTCCGAGATGAACTAAAGGCAGCTATAGATAAGTTGCGTGGTGATTTGAAGGACGTTGAGCAAGATTTAAAAGACACTTACTTATCTCGCGCCACAGCCGCATTAAACGCTGAAGGCAAAGATTTTGGCACTACAAGTATAGTAGATGGCAATCGTAAGATAAAAGCAGTTGTCACTAAAAAAGTATCTTGGGATCAAGATTCTTTGCGTGAAGCATTAGGCACTTTGTCTGATGAAGACGCAAGGCACTATGGTAAGCTGACCTTTGCCGTAGAAGAGCGTAAATTTACAAACGCTCCACCTGCAATCAGAAGCGTTCTTGAAGAATGCCGCACAACAGAAGTTGGTCGCTTCACAGTAGAATTGGATACATAATATGGCTTTACAAATTATTACAGCCGATCAGAGACTTGCCGAAAAGAAGGGTCACAAGATCGTAGTATGTGGTGCAAGCGGTGTAGGTAAAACTACGCTTGCTCGTACACTTAATCCTAACACAACATTGTTTATGGATTTAGAAGCAGGGGATGCAGCTATTGAAGGTTGCGCTATTGATGTTGTTCGTCCGCGAACTTGGGCAGAATGTCGTGATTTAGCGTGTTTCTTAGGTGGTCCTAACCCATCATTGGCAGAAGATCAGCCTTACAGCGAATCACATTATAACTATGTTGAGCAGATGTATGGCGATGGCGCTGACGTTTGGCAGAAGTATGACACTCTATTTGTAGATTCGATTACTGTTGCAGGTCGTCTTTGTTTTCAATGGTGTTTGCAACAACCAGAAGTCAGATCAGAACGTTCTGGTAAATTAGATACACGAGCCGCGTATGGTTTACATGGTCGTGAAATGATGTCTTGGCTTACTCACATACAGCACATTCGCTCTAAGAACGTTGTGTTTGTAGGTATTCTTGATGAAGTCACAGATGATTACGGAAGAAAACAGTACCATCTTCAAATTGAAGGTAGTAAAACTGGAAGAGAATTGCCCGGAATTGTTGACGAAGTTATCACTATGTCTATCTTGACAGGTGATCATGGACAGTATCGTGCATTTGTATGTCAGCCTTTAAATGAATGGGGCTATCCTGCAAAGGATCGCTCTGGTAGGCTTGATGTAATTGAAGAGCCACACTTAGGAAAACTCATGGATAAAATGAGTAGCGGTGGTCACAAAACTGACAAAGAATTAATCTTTGTTGATCCAACAACACAAAACTCTAGCGAAGGAGAAGCATAATGCTTAATTTAAATAACGTTCCACAAGACGAAAACCCACAAAACCAAGAATTCACACTTATCCCAAAAGGAGCAGTAGTTCGTGCGATTGTATTAGTACAGCCGGGCGACATTGAAATCCCTGAGTTTGGACAAGGGGCTTGGTTTAAAAAGTCTGCAAGTACATCTGCAAAGTGGATGAACCTTGAATTTACTATTATCGGTGGCGAGTATGACCGCAGAAAGTTTTGGCACAGCGTATTTGTTGATGGCGATAAGCTAGGTCAAAGCGGTATGCCATTGGCAAAAGAAATTGGTTTGCGCACATTAAAGAGTATTGTTGAGAGCGCGAGAGGTATCTTACCATCTGATATGACACCACAAGCACAGCAAAACCGAAACATTACAGGTATGGCAGACTTGAATACATTGGAAATTTGTGCGAAAATCGGTATCAAGAAGGGTACTAATGGTTACGCCGATAGCAATCAGCTTATGGCGGCACTAACACCCGATAACAGAGAGTTCTTTACTCAAGGAGTGGCACAGCAGGGTTCAGCGCCTGTTGCCAACACAGCACCACAAGCGGCAAGTCCGCAACCAACTGGTGCAGTACCTTCTTGGGCGCAAAGTTAATCTAGTGGCAGGGTCTATCTGCACCCGCTAGAACACGGACAGGGGGGCCGTGCGCCACAATCCCCCCAACTATTCTAGCAAATAGGTTTATTATGATATTACGTCCTTACCAAGAGGTAGCCGTTTCTGACGCGTGTAACGCATTAGACAAACACGGTAATACCCTAATCGTCGCTCCTACAGGAGCAGGCAAAACAATTATGCTTTCTGCTTTGGTTGGTAAGAGACATGAAAAAGGCAGAAGAGTTTTAGTAATACAGCATCGTGACGAACTCGTTTCGCAAAACAAAGCGAAATTTGAGAAGGTCAATCCGTATATTACCACAAGCATTGTTAATGGCACCGTTAAACATTGGGATGGCGAAGCCGTGTTCTCAATGGTTCAAACAATGTCGAGAGACAGAAACCTACGTGATCGCCCAATGTTTGATATGGTTGTAGTTGATGAAGGCCACCATGCAGCCGCACCAACTTACATGAAAGTTATTAACGCTGTTCTTGAAGACAATGACAGCGCAGAGATCGTGGGCTTTACAGCTACGCCAAACCGTGGCGATGGCAAAGGTTTGCGGTCTGTATTCAATAATTGCGCACATCAGATTGAATTAGCAACTTTAATTCGTGAAGGATTTTTAGTGCGTCCTAAATCATTCGTGATTGATCTTGGTGTTGGTGAACAGCTTGATAACGTAACTAAGCGCGGCAAAGAATACGATATGGAAGAAGTTGCGGCTATCATGGATCGACAGGT